CTTCCTTTCTTTCGGTTTAATGGTGATGCTGGTCTCAGAACGGTATCAGCTGATATTTCCAGAGATGAACAGATCCACGTTGCTACAAATTCTCTTGTTTGTAGGGAGCTGGGGTTACTTCCTAGTTCTTCTCTGGATAAACTTAGGAAAGCCACCATTAATTGGGTACTTCAACCCTTAGGTATAAATACCTACGATAGATATTTGGACAAAAAATTCTGGCTAGATGCTAGTGATAACTTAATGTATCAGGGCCGAGCTCCTGAATTTAATGAAACAAAGCGGGCTAGAATGCCTGCATTTTTTGAACATGCAAACACAAACCTCCCATCATACGCTTGAGGCTGTACTTGGTCCTGATCTAAGGTATATCCTCAAGGAGTTACAAACAAATTTCCCACCACATAACCCACATCCTAAAGAGGAGTTAGCAAGTATAATGTACAAAGCAGGACAACGCTCAGTCGTACAATGGATTGAGACTAGATTAGAGGAGGATAGATAATGGGCAGAGGAGGAGGCGGATCGTCCTCATTTGGTGAGCAGAATCCGAGGACTAGAGAACTAGCTAGAAGGTTAGGGATGGATCCAGATAATTGGTCCCACGAAAAAAACAGAAGACTAGATAGTCTTTTAAATAGACTTGGCCTTGAAGATAGAGATGATCTAAACAATGATTCTAACAATCATTTTGTTCAGATGAAGGCTGAGAAATTAGGTAAGTGGGCTAAGGATAATAATGTAAATCTAGGTGAAGGTAGTCTTACTGAAAGTTTCGGTAACTGGCAGCAGACTTTAGCTTTAGAAGATGAAGATAGAATTGTAGGTACTGATGTAGATGGTGATGGTATTACAGATCCGATAGATGTGGATCCTGATACTGAAGGGTTTCAATATAATGACCCTAGATGGGGAGGAGACCCTGATGCAGCTAAGCTTACTGTACATGAGAATATACAAGCTGAACAACAACGGGTCGGACCAGACTCCGTTTTCAGTGAAGCTAGGACTACAGGTAAACTTGATTTAACGAAAGATAAAGTAGCTGAGTTATCAACTCACTCTTTTGGTATAACTGAAGAAGATTACAAAACTGAAGATGAACGTAATAAAGCTATAAAGGATATAGCTGAAGGAATTGAGACTCAATTCATAGATGAACTGTATGGGACTGAGGGACGTAACATAGCTACAGTAGATTTCTATGGAGAGGGTACTGGTGCTTTGTTTGGTGGCGAAAGAGGAGGTTTCGGTGGTGCTGGTATTGATCCTTTGTATGGTTTGGATCTAGCTCGTACTATGAAAGATGAGAATGGTGATCCTATTGAGTATAATAAGAATGCTGCTACTGATTCACCACAGAATCAAGCTTTCTATGAAGCTATAACTAGAGGTAAAGTTGATTGGGGTCACTACTATAATGACAATACATATAGGAGAGTCTTTAGAAAGTTAGAAATGAACATAAAAGATTTAAGTGCTAGTAAATTATCTCCAGGTCAAAGAGTAGAACTTATTAGAAAAGCAGATGCTTACATAGCAGATGAGAAGACCCGCCTAGGAATTGATCAGGATAGTGAACTTGAAGGTAAAGATGCTGATGGAGTACGTTGGGGTGAGCTTGAAGGTTTCAAACCTAAACCTGGTGAGCCAGTGTATGTAGGTATAGATCATAAACTTGAAGGCGCAACTGAAGAGACTCACCAGCTATATATAGATGGTGAACGTCGAATAACTATGGGTGAGAAATTATCTATACTTCCTGGTGAAACAGCAGAGATTAATATAGCCCCTCCTGGTAGTGATCCTGTTTATAAAACTGTGAAGTCTGCTTATCAAGATATCACTAGACCATCTAAAGAAGATATAAAAAAAGGTGGTACCTTTACAATAGGCGGTGATATAAATCCAAAGACTGGGAGAAAAAGGCCAAGTAAAACTATCTCAGTAGATGCTGTTAAAGAAGGTATGGATTGGGACTTCTTAAAGACACCACCAACCCTTGGAGGTGATGTAACTTGGAGTACATCTCCAAAAGGTAGAAAGATACCAAGTCTAACAAATCCTACAGCGAGGAAGGCAGAACCTGATATTAAATTAACAGCTATACCTGATATACCTAAAGCACAATTACCTGCAACCGCTAGTAAAAGTAGGCTAGGTTTAAAACAAACAACTTTACAAGAAGGAGGTAAAGAGTAATGGCTTGGGATGATGGCATGTTCAAAGGCTGGGGTCGAGGCGGCTGGGATGTCGGCAACATAGGTGACTTCGGTGGTGCTGATTATATAAAAGCACTGCGTGAAGGCGGGACAAGTAATATTAAAGAATTAAGAGAAACTAGAGATGCTGTTCGAAGATGGATGGATACCAATCCCCAGGGCTACGGTGACTGGAAAGGTAAATCAGCCTTCCAAGGTCCTATAAAGGATCTAGTAACAGGAGGTACTAAGCTTGGTGATACTCGTTGGGGTGATTATAAATCAGATTCTGAAGCAGGCCGATGGTACACTGAAGCTGATTGGTTAGCCGGTCAATCCATGGGTCAGTCTAGTAAGGATATACAGAGATGGCTTATGGGTGAAGGTAGATCTAAAATTAAACAAGGTTCTGATATACTTAGAAAGGTAACAGATAGAGCTGATGAAGAGTGGGAATCAGAGATGAACAAAGGCTTCAAAGAGAGAACAGATAAAATTGTGGCAAGTGCAACAGCTGACGCTAAAAAAGGTATGGTTCCTGAAGCTGACTTAACTGCTGTACAATCAGCTTGGGATTTGGATAAACTTACATCAGCATCAAATTATAAAACACTTAGTGACACACTAGGTGGTCAAATAAAATCATTGAAAGATAAGATCACCTTATCTGAACAAGAAGCAGCGAAGACAAAATTCAGTGGACCTGTTGCTGTTGGTGGACCAGGAAGTGCTATGGGTATCAGAGCAGCAGGAGCTGGTAGGAAGAAAACAGGTTTCCGTGGTACCTTATCTGGTTTAACACGGCAACAAGCACCAGCACAGCCTTTAAAAGTACAAACACTTAACTTATAATAATGACAGCTAAATCTAGGTATGACGCTTTGTTAGGATACCGTTCTGAGTATCTACAGCAAGCGGATATAGCGGCTAGGCTTACGCTTCCTTATTTAATTCGAGATGAAGAACAATTCAGAGGTGGGACTCACGATCTAAAAACTCCTTGGCAAGGAATTGGAGCAAAGGGTGTCGTAACATTAGCATCTAAATTGATGTTAGCGTTGATGCCAGTTCAAACTAGTTTCTTTAAACTGCAGTTAGATGATTCACAACTAGGTGAGCAGATACCTCCTGAAGTTAAAACCGAATTAGATTTATCGTTCGCAAAGATAGAGAGAACAATCTTAGAAGCTATCGCAGCTTCGGATGATAGAGTGATCGTACACCAAGCTCTTAAACACTTGGTAGTATCAGGCAACGCTCTAATCTTTATGGGCAAGGAAGGGTTAAAGCTTTACCCGTTAAACCGTTTTGTAATAGATCGAGATGGCAATGGTAATGTAATTGAAATCGTCACGAAAGAAAAAATTGCCAAAAAATTATTGGCACATGTGTTAGATGATTATGAAGTTCCTGATAACCCTGATCAACAGGATGAAGAACGTGAAGACTGTGATGTTTTTACACATATAAAAAGAGATAACAATCGTTTTGTATGGCATCAAGAAGTCTATGATAAAATAATCCCTAACAGTAGAGGCAAGGCGAATGTTGATGTAAACCCTTGGCTTCACTTAAGGTTTAATACAGTTGACGGTGAAGCATATGGAAGAGGACGAGTTGAAGAATTTGTCGGAGACTTAAAGAGTCTTGAGGCACTGTCTCAGGCTATTGTAGAAGGCTCTGCAGCGGCAGCTAAGGTTGTCTTTGTAGTATCACCAAGTAGCACTACTAAACCACAGACCCTAGCGGCTGCTGGCAACGGAGCTATTGTGCAGGGTCGGCCTGATGACATAGGGGTGATACAAGTTGGCAAGAGTGCTGACTTTGCTACAGCATATCAAATGATGCAACAATTAGAGAAGCGACTATCAGAAGCTTTCTTGATACTTACGGTACGCCAGAGTGAAAGAACAACAGCTGAAGAAGTACGTATGACACAGATGGAATTAGAGCAACAACTTGGTGGACTGTTCAGTCTATTAACTGTTGAATTCCTTGTGCCTTATCTCAATAGGAAACTGTCTGTCTTTGAAAAGAGTGGTCAGATTCCTAAACTACCTAAGGATATGGTTAAACCTACTATTGTAGCAGGTGTTAATGCTTTAGGTAGAGGTCAGGATAGAGAAGCATTAGGTCAGTTCTTAACTACTATCTCTCAAACTATGGGACCAGAAGCAACACAAAGATTTATTAATCCAGAAGAGGTTATTAAACGTTTAGCTGCTTCACAAGGTATAGATATACTTAACCTTGTACGTTCTATGGAAGAGATTCAAGGACAAGAACAAGCACAACAACAACAAGCTATGGCATTAGAACAGAGCAAGGTTGATGCACAAATGGCTAGCGCACCTATCAATGACCCAAGTAAAAACCCCCAATTAGAGGAGCAGCTCAGTGGATAATACAAAACCGACACGTCCTAAAAAAGTTAAACGTGCAGTAAAAAAAGTCCAACCACCTTTGAGTGCAGAAGATAAGGAATTCTTTAAAGAAGAAAAACCTAACAAGTATGCCCCTAAGATGAAGGTTGGCAGGCCAACTATTAAAGCACCTGGAACTAAGGTTGTAACAACAGTTGGTCTTGGAAACCTTATAGTAGAAACACAAAATGGCAACACTAACGTATGATGCTAATGAACAGGCCGAAGGCGAACTGAATGCAGAGGAACAAGAATCTCTAGAAGTTGGTGAGAAACTAGCTGAACAAGAGCAACAGATGTTAGCTGGTAAGTTCAGGAATGCTGAAGAATTAGAGCAGGGTTACATTGAGTTACAAAAGAAACTAGGTGATTCTGATAATAAATCTGAAGAACCTCAGGCTGAAAAAGAAGAAGAAACTGAAGAATCTGCTGATATATTAGAGGCTTTATGGGCAGAAGCTCAACAAGGTGAGTATTCACAAGAGACTCTGAATCAATTAAGTCAGATGGATGTTAGAGATCTGGCACAAATGCATCTTCAGTATAGAGCTGATAACCAACAAGGAGAGAACTCAACTTTAACAGAACAAAATGTTAAAGATTTGAAAGGTATTGTTGGTGGTGATCGGGAGTATGATAACATGCTTGCTTGGGCAGGTGAGACTCTAACAGAAAAAGAGGTTGAAATGTATGATGCGGTCATGGAAAAAGGTGACCCATTAGCAGCCTTCTTTGCAGTTCAGGCATTACAATACAGATTTAATGATGCTCAAGGTGTGGATGGACAGCTTTTAACAGGTAAAGCATCTTCAAGTAAAGGGGATGCGTTCCGTAGTCAAGCAGAAGTTGTTCGAGCTATGAGTGATCCTAGATATGATGATGATCCTGCTTATCGTCAGGATATATACGATAAATTAGAACGTTCTAATATCAATTTCTAAACAACAAAGAGGTTATTAACATGGTAACTGGAGGTAGAAGCAGAAGGAGAAGGGGTAAAGGTGCGAAAGATCCTATGGACATGGTTTTTCGCTCAATAAGAAGAAATGAGGAAGCAAGAGGGAAAGGGAAAGCGAACCCCTCAGCAAAATTAAAAATCTCTGGTCGAAATGAAAAGCAAGAAGCAAGATCAAAGAAGAAGGATGCTACAAAGAAGGCAGCTCCAAAGGGAGAGCGCATGAAAGTAGTAGCTCCACCAAAAGAACCTCCAAAAAAAGCAGGTCCAAAGAAAGTTTATCGAGACGTTAAAGACCCTAGGATAACCTATTCTTCACCCAGGCCTGGTAAAACACGTAGACCAAAAAAAAGAGGTAAATGATTATGGGAATGGCTTTTAATCCTAGAGACGCTTCTAGGGCAAACGACTTTCAAATACAATACGCTGTTAGTACTACAGGTGATCGTTGGTTTATACCTTATAACGATAACGCCAGCATGGCAGATCAGCTAGCTCAATGTAAAAAACTAGTTGGTCAAACTACTGATGGCTCCGATTGCGGAGTAGAATCAGTCGTATAATAAAATTAAGCGCCGACCTGACCTATCATCCTCGGCCATTAACCTAATTAATTTTATCTTAATGACTAATAACAAATTCGCTTCTGAGCCTCAAGTTGAAGTACTAGATGTAAACTACTATGAGAATGCTGAACGAGTCAACGGGCAATTAGCTATGCTTGGTTTCGTTGCAGCCATAGGAGCGTACTTATTCACAGGTCAGATCATACCTGGTATATTTTAAAAATGATTGGCGGCTCGCTTGTCGAAGCAGTAGAAGCCAACTGGGTCCGCGTCCGTTCACCTTCTTTTGAAGGCGCATGAAAACAACTCATGGAACGGGGGGTTGTTACTAAGGAGAAGACTATGAAAGTCCAACTAAAGTATCGCGGTATCCCTTATACCAAAATTATTTAATTACAAACAACAATGAAACTTATTGCACTTGCCGCTCTGGCATCCACCACAGCACTGGCGACACCTGCATCAGCCGGAGTCTACGCCAATGTCGAATCCAACGGAGCTCGTGTGGGTTCGGAATATACAGG